ATTCAAAGATTAGTTTTAACGCAATAATCAATATTTAGTTTGGTGAAGTGAACCATCATGTCGCACACAATGATTATTAGTTACGAGACCTTGTGTAATCTTTATTGACACCTCAGAAGGACACTGTCACGTTAGCAAACCGCATTAGAGAAGATGGGCCAATCATTGTATAGTTAGAAAATGCTAACCAGTACCTTTTGCGTACATGCGCGTACGGCCTACGTACACCCTGTTTGTTGAATCATGAACAACTTGATGAGCTGTTGACTACACAAATAGGCTTTTCTGAACCCGAGATATACAATGTAGGTTAAGGTTTACGGAGCTAATGTGTGGCGACCGTGCTTGCGACAATTCTTGAATCATTTGAACACAAGTTAAATACTGGAGCATTGCGTTATGTGTACCACTTCGCTGACCCAATTGCGTATTTGAAGAGCAAACATTATGATCTTGGGATATCTTTAGACGTATACAAAAACGGCATGAATTCTTAACACATACTCGATGAGATCAACAACAAGGTAGTTATTATCAACTCGAAGAGATACACGATTTAAGTTGTGATCATCACAACCACAAAAATAGGTGGTGTTTTTAACAAGTAACACATCTAAAAAGCGTACCCACACACTTATGATGATAAAATTGTTGTACCAATCTTCTGCAGCAGTGCGACATACGCCGGATTAGAAACTGCACATGCATGGTTGATCACTGAGAAAAACTCGAATTTTGTATGCAACAATTACTCTAAATTCTAAGTTGATGCTGCTGGTCATTACATGAGCCTGCATAATGAATTAAATGCAAATGGAGTTTCATTTTTCACAATTTGTTGTTGTAAAGGGTGCAATAATGTAAATCATAACCACAATAAATACCTCAAAGCTTTCGCACACATGCGCGACTCTGGTAAAATTATTTTAGGTGATTTGAACAATGGTGCGGAGCGAGCATGTAAATCATGTGTTGAAAAGATGAACATCATGGTAAAGATATAAGAATCAGAGGTTACGATGAACAAACTTGCTTGGTATGTTCCTTGCTCAAACTACAGAGAAGCCGCACTTAAATTGATTAATTTACAAACCAACCATTGTAAATTGACTAATAATATAATAAACTCATTGCCTAGTTAATTGTGCGCTCCCAAAACATCTTTAAAACACATGACTGCAGATCTGAGTTAATATATATTATTTGGTGATGTGTAAGATTTAGCACCCAAACATGATAAAATTAACAAAATTTTAAAAATCCATCACAAAACCTTACATGATCGAGTAATAGATAACATTGACGGACTGTCATAATTACAAACTAAGCAAAATGTTAGATTAAGTGTCATCCAGAATGCATCGGACATAGGTTTGTATGATCGTGTTTTTGACAAACGCAAAGTGTTGACCAGCACTTGTAACATACCAAACAATGTCGAGTGGCGAGATGACATATAGCTTGTCAGCATTCCAAATGTTGACCATTACAAATGTTTACCCAAAATGGGTGCCGTTCCTATAATAGGCCCGATATTTGAGAATGACATCCGACGTAATTATGTGTCATGTAAATGTGAGTTGTAGTACCTTTATTCCTTAAATAGATATAAATCTGGGATGGTTGCACCCATTTCCGTTGTTTTTAGTGATTTTGAACATTTCAGATCAGAGTGGATCTCTAAAAACTACATTTCTGATGAGATGGGATTTGACTGGGACACTATGATTGATACGTCAAACCACATGTTACTACACCAAAAATAGAGTGCTAAAACAAAACAAAGGATCAAGACTGAGTTTGATTAACGTGTCAACAATATGAAAAAGTTTTATCCCACTCTCCAAGGCCATTTAAAAACCGAGTGTTTGTACAATGATGTCCGCGGGCGACTAATATCTTATTCTGACGACCATGTTCGTTACATACTTAGTGGTATATATCATAGAATTTAAG